CAGTCAGTGCCGAGCGAAGCGAGGGCTATTAGCCCGTATCGCTCGATCGGAGGGTGCGAGAGCGAATGCGATCGTACCCGGCCCCCGGTCGGGTGATATTGATGTAGCTTCGCCACACGATTCGATTTTTCAAACCTGTAACGCTCGGGGAGTCTGCGGGCCTACGCCTTCGGCCACACTGCCAGCCCGCTAGGGCGGCTGGCGAGTGGCACGGCTTGCGGCTTCCAGACTGCCGAGCGTAGGCACACCGACTCCCTGCAATCGCAGAGAATCGGCGAGATTCCAGACCGCTTTCGCGCTAGGAACACCGTCCCAAGCTATTGGTTCAGGCCGCTCGGGAGGTCTCCCAGCCTGTGTCCTAGCCGCTAATGCGACACCCGGGCAGTGAAGTCGTCAGGCGACCCGGTGCGAACATTGACCCGCTACGATGCGGCGGGGAAGCCGCAGTCGAGATGCCCTGAAGCAGTCCGGTCTCGACACCGGAATCCGAAGATGAGCTACAGACAGTATCGGAACTCCAATTCATGAGCAACTGGTCCGGCCTTCGAACGATGTTCCTGCAAGAGTACGGCGGTCTCCGCCGGAAATGGCAAGCGCACTACTCGCAGCTAATCGAGAACGGGATGGAGGAGGATGACGCTGCCGACGGTGCCGACGAGATGATCGGGATCGGTCTGGAGGACATCCGGGTCAAGAACTTCCTCCTGAAGAAAGGGCTGGTCCCTGACGAAGAGGCCCCTCAGGCCGATGAGTCGAAGGGACAGGCCAGCGACGTGAAAAACGTCCGCTGGGTGGCTGAGAACCTGAGCAACATGGAGGCGAGCCCGAAGACCGCCGCCAGCCCGACGGCGTGGAACATGCTTGTCTTCGCTCGGTCGACCACCGCCAACACCGCCAAGTTCTGGTCAGACCTCTACAAGCCAATCATGTTGCCGGCGAAGAAGGACCTTGAGACCACCAGCCGCCACGTCGAGGACGAGGAGCGGCTGCTCGGCATCATCGATCAGGTCAGGCAGATGGCGGTGAAGAAGGACGATTCGTGATTGCACCGCGTGATATCGAGGAGAACCTCAGGTTTCGATCTGAAGTGGTGCGGTTTGGGTATCAGTTCCCAGACAATGCAGCGGCTTTGCGGAAGATGTGCATCGATGATCCGCAGTTCTTCTTCGATGCGTTCGTCTGGACGTATGACCCGAGGCGGAAGCCCAGCCGGCAACCCTTCATCCTGTACGACTACCAACGCGAGGCGTTGTCAACGATCGATTCGGCGATCGGCACCAACGACCTGAAGATCCTGAAGTCACGCGACATGGGTGCATCGTGGTTGCTGCTCACCACGTTCCTGTGGCGGTGGCTGTTTGCCCCGCTTGCCGAGTCCTACTTGCTGGTCAGTCGAAACGAGTCCTACGTCGACGGGGGGTCCAAGTCACTTTTCTGGAAACTGGACTATGTCTTGGACGCCTTGCCCGGCTGGCTGACGCCGGAGTACCAGCGGAACAAGCTCCGCATGACCAACCTTGAGACTGGGTCTGCGATTGACGGCGAGTCGACCACTGGTCAGGTGGCTCGTGGTGACCGTCGAACCGCGATCCTGCTTGACGAGTTCGCCGCGTTCGACCTGCAAGACGGGTTCAGCGTCCTGTCTTCGACCCGCGATGCAACCATGTGCCGGGTGTTTATGTCGACGCCGAACGGGACCGGCAATGCGTTCCATGCAGTCGCGGAGAACAAGGAGATTCAGGGCCTCAAGATGCACTGGTCGCAGCACCCGATCAAGGCGGAAGGCTTGTATGAGCTTGATGGAAAGACTCGTTCTCCATGGTATGACCGCGAGGTCAAGCGTTGCGTCTCGTCTGTCGAGGTTGCGCAAGAACTGGACATCGACTTCTCGGCGTCTCAGGCATTGTTCTTCGAACCCCAGAAGATCAGCGAGCTGTCCCACAAGCATGTTCGATCGCCCTACCGGGTCGGCAGGATGGACGAACAGAACGGTGAGTACGTCTATGTCGACGATCCCGATGGACCGCTTCATTTGTGGATCCACCCGGATGGGGCCGGCGATCTCCCCCGCGATCGCGAGTACGCGATCGGCGTGGACATCGCGACCGGCACCGGAGCATCGAACTCAGCTATAGCGATCGGCGACAGGAAGACAGGCGAGAAGGTCGGGGAGCTTGCCGCTCCAAACCTCAGGCCCGACGAACTAGCCAGATACGCCGTTGCCATCGCTCGGTGGTTCCGTGGATCGAACAACCGTGGAGCGTTCATGGTCTGGGAAGCCGCCGGCCCCGGACGAATCTTCGGCGACGTGGTCGTGTCGGATCTGAATTATCGTGAAGTCTTTCTGCGGAAAAGTGAAGGCAGGATCTCAAAGCGTCAGAGCGAGATGCTCGGTTGGTATCCGACTAGAGACACCAAGATCACCTTGTTCGGCAACTACAGAAACAGCCTCTATTCCGAGAAGTTCATCAATAGATCCGCAGAAGCGATGAAAGAACACCGCGAAATCATCTATACCGCAGGTGGATCAATAGAACATTCAGGCTCGCATGGCACAGATCCGTCAGGTGCGAGAATGAACCATGGAGACCGTGTCACCGCTGACGCTCTCCTGAACCTTGTGTTAGGAAATCAAACCTCGTCTGAATCGGAATCGCCCGTCGAAAACGGATACAGCATTGGCTGGAGACGACGGAGAGCGGATGATCAGGCAAGAAAGGCGTCTCAATGGTAGATCAATACTCCAAGCTCCAGACCGCGATCGAATGGAGCCGAAGGCAGATGACCCCGTACCGGGAGCGTCGTCACAAGTTCCTTCGTCAATACCTCGGTCAGCACTGGGGTTCGGGTGGACTCACGAACGAAAAGATGCCACTCAACATGCTGTCACTGGCCGTCCAGACTTTCAGCAGGAACCTTGCCGCTCGCAACCCGGCGGTCACGGTCACGTCCAGAAACAGGACTCTCGCCCCGTTGGCGAAGAAGCTCGAAGTCACCATGAACCAGACGATCGAAGAGATCGATCTGCGGTCGACTCTTTCGAGCGTGGTGTTCGATGCGATTTTCTCTGTCGGTGCGGTGAAAGTTGGGCTCACAGAGGGCGTGACCGCAGAGTTGCACGGCGAACTTCATGACTCTGGTCTTCCGTTCGTCGACCCGGTTGACCCTGATGACCTCGTCATCGACATGAACGCGAGACACTTTGAGAGCATGCAGTTCTGTGGAAACAGATACCTGCTTCCTCTCGAAGCCGTCAGGGACACCAAGATCTTCGGCAAAGCAGCCGATGACCTTACGTCGGCCCGAAACCTGACGACGAATGAAAACGGTGACAGCAGGGTGCAGAGTATTGTGAACGAATCGTTTTACAGCGATTCAAGCACAGCCTATGACCTTGTCGAGTTGTGGGATATCTACCTCCCATACGACAAGATTGTCGTGACGTTTGCCGCAGATGAGAGCGGAAACATAGACACTGGCAGGCCCCTGAGGGAGGTTGAATGGGACGGTCCAGAGCTTGGCCCATACCACTTGCTCTCGCTCGGCGATATGAGCGGGACGATTTTCCCCGTGCCGCCAATCACAAACTTGATCGATATGAACGACGCTATCAACAGGTCGTTCCGAAAATTGATCCGTCAGCTAGAGCGGCAGAAGACGATTACTGTCGTGAGCGGGGGCGCAGACGAAGATGGCAACCGAATCCTAGAGGCCGATGACGGCGACATTGTCAGAGTCGATCGGCCCGAGGCCACCAAGGAAATGCGGTTCGGCGGACCAGATCAGGTTTCGCTCGCGATGACGACTCAGATGCGTGAGTTGTTTAGCTACGTCGCCGGCAACCTTGACGCAATGGCCGGTCTTTCCCAGACCGCCGGCACCCTCGGTCAGGAAGAACTGATCAAGGCTTCCAGTAGCGAGAAGATTCTTGACATGCAATCGAGGATGCTGACCTTCACCAAGAAGGTCTTGCAGGACGTTGCCTCATGGATCTTCTATGACCCCGTTCGCGAGTTCGCGATTGACATCCCCCTCGGCAACTCCGGCGAGTCTGTCTCGACGAAGTTCCTGCCCAAGGAACGAGAAGAGTCCGAGTTCGTTGAACTCGAACTCGACATCGCTCCGGTCTCGATGCAGGATGCCAGCCCGAGCCAGAGGCTCCAGACCCTGACCAACACGATGTCGAACTTCCTGCTCCCGATGGCTCCCGTCTTGCAGCAGCAGGGCATGGCTCTCGATGCAGTCGCATTCACGAGGCAGGTCGCGGAGTTGACGAACACCCCAGAGATTGCGGAGCTGATCGTGCCGGCAGGCGTACAGCCTGATCCTTCTGGTGAATCTGAAAGCAACGCGGAGTCAGCTGAAGTCCGCGTTCCGAACAACAGGCCGCCGGCACCGAGGAAGTACACGCCGACGGGTGGAACGAGAGCTGCGAGAGAGACGGTGATGTCGCAGGCGATGATGGGAATGAACCCGACGCCGCAACAGGAGCAGATGATGCAGAGGCCCGGATCTTAGTAGTACCAACAAGGGGGATCGATGGAAGGTTTGAACGAAAACGTCGTTGAGCTTGTTTTTTCTGTTCTGGGTGCAGCGATATTCGCTCTGGTAGGATTCGTCTGGAAGATCTCGCATAAGGTGAATACGCTTTCTTCCAAGGTAGAGTCAATGCGTGGCATGAACGAACGAACATGTGACGAGCTTCGAAAAGACATTGATTTGATTTACCAGAACGTCGACAAGAACCGTGAGTGGACAACGAACAGGATGATGTCTATCGCCAAAGAAATGGGTAGCTGATGGCAACGAAAGGCAGCATGAAGGGCATGAGCGTGAAGTCAGGCGACAAGCGTCCGACTAAAGCTGGTGCTGGGATGACTCGCAAAGGTGTCGCCAAATACCGGAGACAGAATCCCGGCAGCAAGCTGAAGACTGCTGTCACTGAGAAGAACCCGAAGGGCAAAAGAAAGAAGCGAAGAAAGTCGTATTGCTCCCGATCGGCGGGGCAGATGAAAATGCACAACATTGATTGCAGCGAAACTCCTGAAAAGAGAATCTGTGCTGCAAGAAGACGATGGAGATGCTGATGGCAAAGAAGAAGGCGAAGAAGAAGTCTGGTCCAACCCCGACGAACCCAAGCCTGTACAGCAGGGTGAAGTCGGAGGCCAAGAGAAAGTTTGACGTGTACCCGTCTGCCTATGCGAACGCATGGCTGGTGAAGACTTACAAGAAGCGTGGCGGAGGGTACAAGTAATGGCGAAGCCAAAGGGCGGTCTCACCAAGTGGTTCAAGGAAGACTGGAGGGACATAAAGACCGGCAAGAAGTGTGGTAGGAGCGGCTCTGAAAAAGGCAAAAGACCCTATCCTGCTTGCCGCCCGAAGGCTGTGGCTGACAGAATGACCTCGTCGGAGAAGAAGTCCGCAGCTGCTAGAAAGACCGGCCCTTCGAGGGTGAAGTATTCGATAACCGCGAGCGGCAGGAGACGTGCGAAGAAATGAAGCGTGATGCGGCTTGGAGAGAAACGGTTCGTCAGGAAATAGAGCTTTGGGCCGACAAAGTTCTTGCGAAGCCGTCTGATCACTTCAACGGACAGCCGGCATGTCCGTTTGCTCTGCCAGCACTGCGGAGAAAAGCTGTTCAGATATTCTTTGGTGGACAACACGCGGTCAACGACATATGCAGGATGTGGCCCAACCTGTCAATTGAGCTTGCCCTCGTGGTGCAAGACAATGATGAATGGTGCAGCGAAGACATCGAGCAGTGGTGCGAAAGCATGAATGAAACCCTGTCTTCGCAAGATCTGGTTTTGATGCCTTTCGTCCCCAGCAGCAACGCATTGACTGGACAGGCGGAAGAGGAAACCACCGATTGGGAACCTTTGATTGAAGATGAATACACCATGGTGTTCGTCCAAAATCTCAGTGCCCTGAAAAACGCAAGTGACTATTTGGAATCCAAGGGCTACTACCAGAAATGCACGTCGCATTTCAAGGAGTATGTCCGCCATCGTTCGGAAAGGTTAGAAAATGCGCGGTAGCAAGAAGGCAATGAACAAGAAGAAGAAGAAGAAGGTCACCAAGAAGATGCCCGGCGAGGTGCTTGCCGGCTTCAAGAAGAAGAAGAAGAAGGCAACTCGGAGGGCTTGAGCAGATGCCCGGATACATTTTCGAGCATCCCGAAACTGGGGAAGTGAAGCGGCTTCAGATGTCCGTCAAGGAAATGCTGAACCGTACTGATCCTCACGATGGGGACATCGAGCTAGACGGAATCGTCTGGAAACGATCTATTGCCCGAGAACACTCAAGAATCAAGGGTAATTCGGCCGGATGGCCGATGACTTCGGAATCTGCCGGGACGCATCCGGACCAAGTACCGAAGATGATGGATGAGATGCGGAAGAAGGGGGTCAACCTCAATTACACGTCCGATGGGCGTGCTATCTTCGAAAACGCCGCCCAACGACGGGCCGCTATGAAAGCCCTCGGCATGAGGGACAGACAGGGTTATGACTGACGAAAATCCCAAAGCATCTGAACCGTTCGATATTGTTGATCCCAGCGAGGTGCCTGAGGTTGTCGATGATCATTCCGACAGCCCCGAAGAGGTCACTGAAGCCGCTGGGCAGGAAGAAGCTGTTGCCGGAGACTCTGGATCCGACGAGTACGAGTATGAATACGAGTACGAAGACGGGGAGGAGACTAAGGCCGAGCAGAAGACCGAGGTGGACCTCGGTGTGGTCGAGGACTACCTCGATGCAGATTTGGCAAAGACCGTGAAGGGTGTGATCCAGTCGATGTCGGACAAGATCTCCGACCTCGAAAAGAAGCTGGAGGCAAGGCCGGCGGCCGAGCCTGCCCAAGATTCGCAGATCTTTGCCGGTCACGAGGAATTGTTTGGGTCGGATGAACCATCCCCGGACCAGATCAAGAATCGTGGAATTATCCGTGAGCAGATGGATGTTCTTCGCGGCGGCTATAAGGCTGCCAAGAAGAAGGTCCCGTCTACTCGTTCCATTTTCGAAAAAGCACTGCGGTCGGAGTTTTCCGACGCGGTGATTGATCAGGACCGAAAGCAGTTCAGCGAAAAGGTCCAGTCTCGTGAACGCAAGATTCTCAGCCGCCCGACCTCGCGATCGGCAGACCCAACGTCTGCCAAGCAGCGTGCGACGGATGCGGTCAAGAAGAAGATGCGTGAACTGGGCTTGAGCTGACTGAGGTCCGGAGGACACACACATGACTCTTCAGGCATCTGATATTGCAGACCTGATCAAGACGACTCAGAATGAGCTGGGTCGTGCGCGGTTCACCGAGATCGCCACCAACATTCAGGATCACTGCGCTCTTCGTGAGCTTCTCAACGAGTCCCGCGTTCAGTTCAGCAGCGGACCCAACGTCAACTGGAACCTGATGACCGAGCAGAGTGGATCTGCTCGTGATGTCGGCCTCTACGAGGTTGACCAGACCAGCGTTGGCGACGTGATGGCGACTGCGGAGATTCCGTACCGGCACATGACCGCCAACTACTCGATCGAGCGTCGAGAGATCGCGTTCAACCGAGCCCCTTCGCAGATCGTTGATCTGGTGAAGATCCGTCGAAACGACGCGATGATTTCGCTTGCCGAACACATCGAGAAGCGTTTCTGGGGTGTTCCTGCTTCGTCGGCCGACGAGAAGAAGATCTACGGCATTGGCTACTGGATCGTGGACCACAACAACAGCACTGACGCCGGTGCTGGTTTCAAGGGTGGAAACCCGACTGGATTTTCCAATGTCGCCGGCATCAACCCTGATACCGTGACTCGTTGGAAGAACTGGTCCGCCAAGTACTCGGACACCATCAGCCCGCTGGCTGGTCCGACCTACGCAGGCACGAACGGTGGCATGACCGATGGCGGTGATCCGGATCACACCGGCTTCTCCGACATGGTCGTGCAGCTTCGCGAGGCGTATGTGAAGTGCAACTTCAAGCCGATCCCCGGCGTGGAGTACAGCGACTACAACAAGGGCAGCCGCTACGGCCTCTACACCAACTACAAGGTCATCTCGTTCCTTGAGGAAGTTCTTGCTCGTCGCAACGACAACCTTGGCATGGACGTGGGTGCGACCGACGGTCGCGTCGTGTTCCGTGGCATCCCCATCACCTACTGCCCGTACCTCGACAGCAACGTCACCGTCTCTGGCGGCACTGTTGCCAACCCGATCTACGGCATCGATTGGGGTGTTTTCGAAAGCGTCTTCCTCGAAGGCGAGTACATGCGGGAAACTGGTCCGGACACCGCACCGAACCAGCACACCGTCTTCACCACCCACGTCGACCTGACGATGAACATCCGCTGCACCGATCGCCGGCGGCAGTTCGTCCTCAAGGATCAGAACGGTAAGCTGCTCTACGCCTGATAGGGCGGAAAGGAAACAGACATGGCAAACTTCATTACCATGTACAAGGATGAGGGGCCTGATGCGGCTCTTCCCAGTCAGGTGATTTGGGCGGATTGCCCGCTTCTCGAAATGATGGCAGACGGCAGAGGTGTCTACTTCATCGAAGACTTCGTGCCGGGTGGAAAGGCGACTGGTAGTTCGGGGTACTTTGGTGCCTTCGGAGACACTGGCTCGACCGTGACCTATGCAAATGAAGTCAATGGTGCCGTGGTTCTTACCGAAGCCTCTGACGACGAAATAATTTCCATCTTCGGTGCCCCGGCATTCCAGATCACGCAGAACGGCGGGAAGTTCTGGTTCGAAGCTCGCCTCAAGACCAGCAACATCACCGCCTCCAAGCAGGCTTTCTTTGTTGGCCTCATGGATGCGACCACGGTCACCAGCGATATTCCTTTGACCAACACCGGCACCATCAGTGATACGAACGTCATTGGTTTCCACAAGGAAGAAGGCAACACCACTGCCTTCGACGCCACCTACAAGGCGAATGGCGAGACGCAAGTTGTGGTCAACGAGAATGTTGGCACGCTCGCTGTTGACACCTACGTCAAGCTGGGCATGCGTTTCGACCCCGAAGATACGTCGGGTGACGCTACGCTTCGCTTCTACATCGACGGTGTGGAGCAGGCCAGCAGCAAGGTCATCCCGAACGCTACTGGGACCGATTTCCCTGCGGATGTTGCGATGAAGTGGTTCATCGGTCAGTCGCTCGCGGCTAGTGAAACCGAAACCCTGACCATCGATTGGGTTCGTGTCGCACAGCTTCGGTAGGCTTGATTTCTCTTTCGTTCGAGCCCCGGTCCCCTCGGGGGCCGGGGCTTTTTTTAGGAAACACAAATGGCAATTCCAAACATCACCAAGTTTTCAGGCGGCCAATCTCTTCCGACCAAGTACGTCACTCAATTCGAATACATCGAAGATTTCGAAAAAGGACGGATCAACATTGAAAACGACGACACGGCAACTCCTATTCTTCAGCCTGTAGGTGGTTGGAGGTTGAGGGAAGATAACGAAACCACGTTCCCCACGATGGACGCGGAAATTGCCAACACTTCTTCCGAAGCGACGTTCCAAAGCTTCAGCAACAAGAAGATGTTGTTTGCGCAAGACGAAATGCCCGTCAATGTCAAGCAGGGATTGCAGTGGGCATGGGAAACACGAATCAAACATAACCGAGCAAACACCGGAGTCGATATCTCTGACTTGCGGTTTCGCGTTGGTCTGACATCTGTTGCCACTACAAACCCAGCTTTTCTTGACGCCTTTATCTCAAATGTGGGTGCAAGCAATGAAGGTGCGGGCGTCACATACGCGGTAGGTTGTGATGAAAGCGTTGGCGGCAAACCTGAACTTCTTTTGAAAAGCATCTTGGGTTTTAGCACAGATTCTCTAGCAATATCATCGAATGATGGCTTTGCGAATGTCAAAATGAGTCCGGTGACGTACCACACCATCGGAATGGAATCTGATGGAGACACAGTCAAAACCTTTTTTGATGGGACATGTGTTGATGTGCAGGGGGCAAGTACGCTTCCGACTACCGACATTTACGTTCGCCCATACGCATATGTCAAAACGAACGTCGGAACCAATGCTGGCAATTTCTCGCTAGATTACTTCTATGCCACTGGGGTAAGAGGCTCCTGATCGTGTCGAAGTACCAAGTCAACAAATACGGCGAACGCATCCGTGACAGGTTCGAACACTTCACGGAGTTTGATGACGGTGTGCTTGACGTTGACAACAACGCCGACACCGGATTGCAGCCGGCCTCGGGATGGCGTGCAACCCCAGACGGCAATTTTGTTTCGCCAAGCGTTGGTAGTCCGGGTGCAATCAACAACTTCGACACCAACACGGGGAGCGTGCGTTTTGAGACAACCGGCTCGGGAGCCACTGGCACCAGCACGGCGATGTCGTTTGTTCAACCTTTCCTTAGCTTGTTTCTGTTCGAAGACGGGAACTGGCCTGACGTAGAGTTTGAGATGCGATTCCATGTGGACGAGACGGTCTTGCCAACGTCCAACTTTGAGTTTTTGATTGGATTGTTTGAGAACAGAAACCCTGTGACGACGTTGGACAATCCTTCGGGCAGCGCAGGCACTGACCGTATTGCATTGGGTTTTGATTCTAACGCAGAGCAAATCGGCACGCTTGAGTCATACATCACGACGAACAATGAGTTGTACGGCGGTGCAAGCTCTACCTTGGTTGGTTCTCCCTCGGTGAAGGCGAGTACTTTGCACACGTTTGGTCTCGAAATACGAAGCCGAGTGCTACGTTTTTTCTTTGATGAAAAAGTTGTCGCGACCTATGACGTTGTTAGCCAGCCAATCGCTGCTACGGAGTATTCAGCGGTGCGTATCGATCCGGGAATCCGGTATTACGCTGGAATCATGCAGCGTTCCACAAGCCTAGTCAAGACATCGTGTGAACACGCATATGTCGCGGGTTTGCGAAGCAACAAGTTGGGGCTTGGTGATTGATGCGAGACGGTGAAGTCGAAGTGTCTGCACGTTCGAAGGCTCCGGACAAATATCATTTGTTCGAAGATTTCGAACGTGGCACGCGAAAAACGAAGCATTGGAACCACCCTTTTCCACCAATGTATGACGAGCCGTTTGGTCCTTTCAGGCCGTATGATGACGGGGGTTCCGCAGAAAGAAACGCTGACAACGTGACGCACGGCCAGCCGAACCAAGATCGAGCTAGTGTTTTTACGATGGTAGGTACCGGAAGCGGCGGGTCCTTGTTTGGCAGTTTGGCTTGCAGGTTTTTGGGCGAAAATGCTAGTGCTACCTTCGAAGCTCCTGTGATTCCAAAGATCGAATCGCTTCGTGCGCCGTGGTACATGTCTGTCCGTGCAGCATTCAGCACCGCTGCTTCGGGTTCTACATCGATAGTGTTTGGGTGGATACGTTCTGTCCAGACCTCACCCATCATGATAAATCTTGACGAGGGTGGCCCGCCAAACTTCAACCTCATCACAGGCCAAATAGATCGTTGCGTGATAGGTATTCCCATTGCCAATTATGACAGGCCAGCCGGGTTGGCTCATGCCTACTACGACACCTCCGTTGGCTTTCGGCGTGACACAAACTTGAGAGCCGCGACTCTTGGTCAGACGACGGAGATTTTTCGGGACACTTTTTACACCATGACCATGGTCTCAGATGGGCATGGGGTCAATTTTTTAGTCAATGGTGAACGGGTCTACCGTCAAACCGACATGAGCTTTTTGAACGACAAAGGTGGGAACACGTTTGTCCTCGGAGTTCGAGGTGTGGACGGTAATGCAACGAAGACTTTGCATCACATCGATTACGTTGAAGTAGAAACCGAACGAAGCAACGTGATCCTACCGCCGAACGTCCAACCGCAATAGGCGAACGCCGAGCGACCGCCGGCGTCCCCCCACTGCCCTCTCCGTCTTTATATGGCGGGGGGGGTTTTGCTTGATTTGACACGGTTCTTTGCTGGTGGTACGGTTTGGGCATGGAGTACTACGAGCATCCCGGAATCAATCACAGCACCCTCAAGGCTTTCGCCAAGGGGGCTGCGCACGTCAAGCACCAGATGGAGGTTGGTACGGTCGAGACCGACGCCATGCGACTTGGGACGCTTGCTCATCTGCACGTTCTAGAGCCGGAGTTGGTCGATGACATGGTCGTCGTGGCTCCAGAGATCAACCGTCGCACGAAGGCCGGTAAGGAAAAGTGGGCGGCATTTGAGAAGAAGTCGAAGGGCAAGATCATCGCGACCAAGGATCAGGACGCGACCGCTAGGTCGATCGCCAAGGCGGTACGGGAGCATCCTGCGGTGCAACCGCTCATGGGCGATGATGATTACGATGCAGAGGTCGAGTGTTTCTGGGTCGACGAGTTCTTCGGAATCGAGTGCAAGGCCAAGATTGACGGGATCAGGTCAGACGGCATGATCTTCGATCTGAAGACGACTCAGGACGCCTCGCCGTCCGGGTTCAACCGTGCAATCTTCAACATGCACTACCACACGCAAGCTGCGTGGTACATGCACGGGTTGGCTCGTGCGGGACTCGGCATGATGCCTTCTGGGTTCACGTTCATAGCGGTGGAGAAGACAGCACCGTTCGAGGTCTCGGTGATACGGATGACACCTGAAGCCCTGAAGATCGGTTCTAGGCTTGTTCACTCGTGGCTCAGTGATTACTACAACCGAAGCAAGTCGGGAGACTGGATATCGAATCCACAGATCGTGGATGTCGAGGTTCCCGGTTGGATCAAGAACAAGGAGGAAAAATGAAAACCAAGCTCAGTGAAGCATTGCTGAACGCGCAGCGTTCGGTGGCAGGCGTCGAGAAGAACGCGAGAAACGACTTCGCGAAGTACGACTACGTTTCCGCAGACGGAATGGTTGGGCAGCTTCGCAACGCCCTGCTTGACAATGGACTCGTTTTCTCTCGAACTAGCTGGAGCATCGTTGAGGATAGGGTTGTGTCTGTCTTTGACCTGACCCACGTTGAGAGCGGCGAGACACAGCGATCTGAGGCTGCGATGCCCATCGTCGAGACAAAGGGTCGTCCGGCTGACAAGGCTGTCTTGGGAGCCCTCACGACCTGTCTCAGCTACGTTCTCCGCGACCTGCTCTTGGTCCCGAGGGTCGATGAGCTTGAGATCGACAACCGGGCCAATGATGATGTCGTGGCTCGAAAGCGGGTCCCCGCTCCAGCGTCGGCCCCGAGCCCGGTGGGTGGCTCGGCGGCTGATGCTGTCATTGCACAGGTCAAGGTTCTTGCGGCTTCCCGTGCTGATGGTGAAGCATGGATTGAAAGCTGCCTACAGCGAGCCTCGGAGGTCGAGGGTCGCCAAATCACACGCCTTTCTCAGATGCCGGTCGGTTTCCTTGAGAAGATGGCGCAAGCACCGAAAGGAGATAGTCAGTGAGCAACTACGAGCCGAAGCCCGGCGATGTCACGATCTTCAAGAACAGGAACAAGGAGCCCGGTGACAAGCGACCCGACTACGACGGGAAGGGCATTGATCTCGAAGGCAACGACTTCCGCATCGCGTTGTGGATCAAGGAAGGAAAGAACGGAAAGTTCTTCAGTGGCAAGATGGAGAAGCCGAGAGTGCAAGATGCACCTGCCGAAGCAGAGAAAAAGCCGGAGGTTGCCAACGATGACATCCCCTTCTGATCCGAGTCAGTATCACGATGAAGCATTCGTAACCTTAAAGGAGGCAGCGGAATGGCTACGTGTGAGAGAAGAAAGGGTCCGCGAGTGGATCCGGGAAGGAAAGCTGAAAGCGTTCCGAACCGGCGGAATCAGGGGCCGGTTTCTCATCAGGTGCAAGTGGGTTCGGGAGTTTGTCGAGAAGATGGCGTCCAACCCAGCGGGGTGAGGCTCAAGTGGAAGCAGGCATTCATCGATCGCGTGAGGGCCGCCCGAGATGGGGATCCCATCAAGGGCGGGCCAAGCGTGGCAAGGATTCAAGGCAGGCTTGGCGTGGCCCTCACTCAGTTGTCACGGCCAAACATGTGCGAGGCTGCATCTGAAGAGGTTGCAAGGTCTGTCCAAGACATTGCGGACCTTGCCGGCTTGCTGGAGGTTCTCGCGTTCGATTTGGCCGAGGTGGCAGAGTCTTGGTCAGATGTTCCACAAAGGAAAATCGTAAAACTACGAGGGGAATCAAATGCAACGTAACGATCAGACGTTTGACACGGTGCGAACCAAGTTTTCGGATTATTGGCCGGACGCCGACATGCCAGATTCGGTCAGGCAGCTTTGGACGAGGAAGCTCAAGAACCTGAACATGAACGATCTCTATGAGTCGCTTGATGAGGTTCGCGTGAAGTACAGCAGCAAGACTCCGCAACTGAAGTGGGTCATGGAAGCGTATTACGAGATCAACGGAAGAAGGCGGACAGCACCGACGCAAAGCGTGGCTGAAATTGAAAAAGAACAGCTAGATCAGAGGCTGGATGAAGAAGCAGAGCAATTCATGCAGAAGGTTGAGAAGGATCTTACGATGGTTTCCGAAGATGAAAAGTGTAGAGCCGCCGAGGCTCTTCCCTTTGCAGTCAAACGAAAGCCTGCCGAGTGGGGGCGGATCACGAAGGGTCTCGTGTGGCAGAAACTATTCGGAAGTTCACGGTCAAATGCGAGCCAAAGCCCCAGCCTCGGGCTCGGGCCGCCCGTGTAGGAAAATCGGTCCGGATGTACACCCCAAACACCGCTCAGGTCTTCCGCACTATGGCGGGAATGGCGGCTTGGGAAGCCTTTCCCGA